GAGAGTAGAAATTAAATAAGTCCAATTAGGATTTTTGGGTTTTCTTATATAACTAATAGAACAAGTATCAACCTCACTAAGCGTTGGGTATATTCTTATAGCAAAAGCCGATGAAACAGTAGAGTATTGTGTATATATAGGGCGTGATTTTGTTGGTTTTGCTAATGGTGATTTTTCATATTTACGCAGTTCGCTTATTTTTACATATTCAACATCACAAAAACTTTCTTGTCCTTCAATTACTAAAGCGTTGTCTCCGTACATTTCTGGATTATAACTTTTGTAACTCGCGCTTACACTTCCTAATCTATAAAAATCTTCTAAAGTATTACTAATTAGTATTTCACCGTTTACACCACTCACACTCATTACTTGGTCGTTTTTTTCAAACATACTAATTTTCTCTTCGAGATTTGTAACTAAATCAGCGTACTCTTGTTCACTTCCAGGTATTCGCTGCATTCTATCTAAATCATAGAAATACTGTTCAAAAATATCCATTTGAGCGTGATCGGCAAATAAGTTAAACTCTTGAGGTGTTATATAACCTCTTTGTTCTTTGTTAGCTAATGCTAAAACTTTTTGATATACTTTATCTACATTTACCATGTTTGTTTTTTAATTTGTAGTTTGCAATCGCCCCGTAGAGCGATTGCATCTACAAGTGATTATTATTTTAATCGTTTTTCAATATTGGAGTAAATCTCCATTCCCTCATCAGTTTTAAACCAAGCGGCTAAAGCTGAGTAAGGATGTTCATCGAAAGGAATATTCATTAATTTTCTATCGTTAGATCCCCATGAAAAAGTTCTTTGATCAGAAGATAATTTAATTATTCCCATTTCAGTTGCTTTAATACCAAAGTTTCTAAGCAATACATTTTCATCATTTACTAAATCTAAAAATAGTTGAGGATTTTTCTTAGCAAATATAAGTAAATCTCTTTTAAGTTCTTTAGAACTCATCTTAGATACTTTAGAACCTATTTCTACACGCATAACTGCTTCAGCTATATCAATATCTAAATTTCTAGCAGCGTTTAACGCGTCTATTTCTAGTTCTATAATATCAACTTGATTAGCAGCTTGTACAACTGGTTTTTCTTCGTAAAAAATAATGTCTCTCGAGGGGTGGTATAAAGATAAGAATTTCTGTAATACAGTTTTTTCTTTTTCAACAACTAACATGCCATTTCTAAAAACAATATGCTCCATTCTTTGTTCACCTTGCATTTCGTCTACAAAACAAGTTCTTTGATTTTGACAATACTTAAGTTCTCTTTCATAACCTTTTTCTTCGTCAAAATAATAAATGTTTGCAGATTTTAACATTCTAGATAAGGGTTTTTTGCCTCCTTTTAACCTATACATTCTATCTCTTATTTCCCAACCGTCTTCTGATTTTTTATAAATTGGTTCTACTCTTTTTGATTTTTCAACCTTTACAGTTTCAACCACTGGAGTTTCAACTATTACTTCTTCTTTAACTTGAGGGTCTTCTACCTCAACTTTTGTTTTTTGTTTTTTTGCCATAATATAATATATAATAAAATTAATAAAAATAAAAGGCCGAGGCCGAAGCCCCGGTCTTTTAAAAATTGTCTACTTAAATAACATGAAGTTATTAGCACCTTGAGTAACTAGACATCTTTCAGATAACATATGGATTTCCATAGCATCTAAAGCGGATGTAGTTGCCCCAACAGAACCAGTAACCCAAGTTTTGAATTTTCTAGACTCTGTATTTGAAGCTCTATATCTTACGTGTAAGAATGGACGCTTCATGTTTGCTCCTAAAGCTTGATCATAAACCGAAGATACACCAGCAGGTATAATAGCTCCTCTAATAGCAGCTGTAGTACCTCTACTGTTAATTGATCCTCTTGTAGCCTTGTCATTTAAATATTTCCAGTCAGACTTATAGAAGTCATAAGAACCTCTTCGGAAACCAGAGAAACCTAAATTAAGTGCCATGTCTTCAGAGTTATCAAATACTCCATAAGAAGTACCTCCAGACCCATAAGAATTCATTGAAGCTAACATGTCATCCATAGCTAGAGACGTAGCTCTATTTACAAACATCATGTTTTCTTCAATAGCACCTTGATTATCAAACTCAGCTAAGATAGCGTCAAATTCAGCTAAATCAGTAGCGGCGTTAACACCAGTAACACCAGAAGTAACGTTACCACGAGTTTCAATAGCATCGAATAAACCTTGTGTACCAACACCATTAGCGCCTGCGTCAGCAGAACCTCTAATCTCACCATCAGCAAAACCAATGATAGAGTTAGCAGCTGATTTTTCAGCTTCTAATAATGTCATCTCCATATAGTCGGTAAATCTTGCTCTAGTTTCACCTTCAGCCTTTAAGTACCATAAGTAACCTGAAGTACCATCTTCAGCAGAAACTTCAACCCAACCTACTTGAGAAGCATCAGAACCAGATACAGCATAATAATCTTTCATTATTTGCATTTGGTTACCATACGATTTAAACGTAGGTGATAAAGCAGTTCTTGAAGTAGAAGCAGCAGCACCAGTAATACTACTGTACGACTGTCCTTTAGCGAAGTGAGAACCGATAACTAATAAAGTTGCCGTACCATCAGATAAAGTTGATAAAGCAGCTGTAGCATAAGGCTCAACTGTAACAACAGCTGTAGCTGGAGTTTCAACAACTAGCGCTTTAACTATAACACCAGCTTGAGCGATTAATACAACGTCATTTACTCTAATACCATGAGATGCAACAGCGAAACCATTTTCACCATCAGCACTACCATCAATATCGTGAGTAACTGTAAATGTACCATTTGTATCACCATCTGCATCTACCGTACCAACATAAGATAAATGTAAACGTGATTGTTCAGACCATACAACCTGATCGGATGCACTAGCCTCTTCTGCGCCAACTTGAGCTAAGAATCCAGAAACTGTACGGTTACCGAAAACCGCTGCTTCTTTTTCCATCAAGTCAGGCAGGTATTGTTGTTCCCATCCTGTGGAACCATCTGTGAAATCTATGTAGTTTGAAGCCAACGCTTGTTGTTGTGCCGTAGGCACTTTATTCAAACCATTTCCTGCAGTAATTGCCATTTTTTAATATTTTAAATTGTTATTTATTTTTATTTTTAATTTTAAACTTAAAATCATTAGCATCTTCGCCTAACACCTTAAACTTTAAACCACCTGCTTCAATTTTTCCATGGGTTTGCCTTGGATCCATATTAACATTTTTGGCTTTAGCAACACTATTTTTCATAGCATCTGCTTTTCCTTGTTCATAAAAGTGTTTTGCAACAGCGTCTGCATTCATTGCTGTATATAGAGATCTATGATAACCCTTAGCGTCTTTTAAACTTAAATTTTTATCTAAAAACTTTTTAGTAAAATTATTTAAATCACTTTGCGTTGTTTTAACCTCTTCAGCATTGTTTACATTAAAACGATATTTTTTATCTCCGACGTTATATTCAAAACCTTTGAACTTATCGTTGAAAACTTCATTAGTTTTCTTTTTAAAAATATCAGAATTAGTTTTAGCTGTTTTATTAGCTGCTTCTGATTCTTTGTTATATCTATTAAAGAAATCTATAGCTTTTTGTTGTTCTTGAGTCAACTTTGACCCAGCTTTGATTTCGTTATAGTATTTGGACTTTTGCCCGTCCAGATGGGCTCTAGCGTTGGCAACTTGCTCTTTTAACGCTAATTTTTTTCTTTTTATATCTCTATCCTCATCGACTTCTTCATCGTAAGCGAAAGAATCTTCCATGAGAAAATTAATTTCTTCATTATTTAAATGAGGTTTTGTTTGCTTGTAATATTCGTATAATAGATTTTGATCGTCTAATTTTGAATAATCTTGATTAAGTTTAACGTAGTCATTTAAATCACCACCAGTTTCCTCCATAAAGTCCATTAACTTTTGAATATTTTCTGGTAGTGGTTTACCGGTAGCCTCTGCATCAGCAATTGCTTCTTCAACTTTTTCTTCTGCTTCAGCAACTTCTTCTTCTGTAGAATCTTCAGTAATTTCTTCTAATACTGGAGGTTCTTGTGTTTCTGCTTCCGATTGTATTTCTTTTTGTTCTTGTGTGGGCTCGGCATTTTCAGACTCTGCAACCACTCCGCTGTCGTTAGTTGTACTATCTTCAGCTTTTGTTTCTTCTTTTGGTTCTTCATTTTTCTCTTCTGGTTTTGGTGGTTTACTTAAATCTACTTTAATGATACTATCATCACCGGCAGATTCAAACTTACTTTCATCAACTTGAGGAGTTTCCTCGACTTTATTTGTTGTTTCTTGTGTAGTTTCTTCAACTACTTGTTCATTTTTTTCTTCCATAATATAATATAATAATAATTAATAATTTCTAACTAGGTTCAAAACTTCCTAAATCAAATCCCCCACCTAATATATCATTACCTGCAGATTCAAAGTTTTTAGGTGGTTTACCCGTTTGTCTTTGATCTATAAGTTCTGATTGTTGTGTATTTCTTCGATCTATAAGTTCTGATTGTTGATCTGCTTGAATTCTCGTTCTAGCATCTTTCCTATCTTCTTTTTGGTTTTCTTTACCAGCTAAAATCTGGGCTTCCATTTGCTTTAACCTCATATTCATTTCGAACTCTACTTGCATTAATTGCTTTTTAAGTTCTGCTTCTTGTGCCATTTTCTGCATATCAAGTTGAGATTGTTGTTGAGCTAGCTGTGCTTTAGATTCTGTAATAGCTTGATTTTTTTGAACATCAGCTTGAGCAGCAGCTTGAGCAGCTTCTGCATTAGATTTACTTTGTGCCTGGATATTCTCCATTTGTAATTGTCTATCTCTTTCTTGTTTCTTTTTTCTACGTATTTTAAGAAGTTGATTGGCTAGTTTAATATTACGAATTTCTCTAATATCAATAGCATCTTCTAATTCTATGGTTTGTTGTTGTAGAGCCATTTGAATATTATTTTCAAGTATTTGCTTTTCTTCTTCATCTGGTTGTAATTCTAAAAATATACCAAAATCATACAAATGTAATTCAGACATTTCACTTAATGTTGCTACGTTATGCGAACCAATAGCTTGAATAAATGCATCTCTTGTTGGAGAATATTCTATAATATCAGATATTCTAAGCGACAAACATTCTGCGGTTTCAGCTGTTAAGTATAATCCAGCTTGTAATATATGTCTTGTTGCTGTATTGCTATTCGCAGCTGCTAACTTTTGCACTCCAACTAACGCGTTTGCATCAGGTGCGCTACCATCTCTAGCTTCGTTTAATCCAGTTACATCTCTTATCATTTGAAGATAGTAGTTATAATTACCAATAAGAGCTTGCATTTTATTACCACCAGACCCAGAAGTAATTTCTTGAATAGGTACTTTACCTGGATTCATATCTCCTTCACTAGTA